AATTTGACCAACCGGAGGTACAACCGATGACCAAGCAGAGTTCAGGCGAAGGTACAGGCACTGCTCCCATAGTTAAACAATATAAACCTAGAAACAATAAAACAATTAAACAGAGTGATCATGAGTTTGATTTTTCAAAATATGGAGAGCTGAGCAAATTGATTGAAGATTTTGCCAAACATAGAAAGTCAATTAAAAAGCCTTTTATGTCACAGCATGCAGTTGATTTAATTGTGAAAAAATTAAAGTTATTGTCCCAAGGAAATTACCAATTAGCAGAGGCAATAATTGATGAAGCAATAGCTAATGGTTGGCAAGGAATTTTTCTTCCTAAAAACCAAAATTCGATAAACCATAATGTTCCGGCCGAGCCAGTTTTCCGTAAAACTCATGAATGCTTTAAATTATGAATTTTGAAAATATAGAACTTGAAAAGCAGGTGCTTTCTGCAATGCTTTTAGATAACGAGGAAAGACTTATCGCCTTTTCTACAATTCCAAACTTGGAGGTATTTCAGTTTCCTCAGCATAAAGTAATAGCTCAAGCAATACAGGCTAATCAAGATGCCGGAGAACCTGTAAATCTTGAAACCATTGCATCAACTCTAAAAAAGTCAAATCTTATCAAAGATGCTGGAGGGGTTAAATATTTAAGTCAGGTATTTACTTCCTTAAATAATCCTGGTCATGTTGAAATACACTGCCGAATTTTGATTGAGCATTACCTGAGATCAAAAGCATACCTGATTGCAACCGAATTGATGACCAAAGCCTCATCTGAAAATGGGGATATATTTGACATACTTGCCAAAATTCAATTATCAACAGATACACTACTTTCTCAGACAATCAGTAAGTCAGATGACAACTTTCATCAGCAATTAGAGCAATCAGCTACTATTTGGCTTAACAAAGTAACCGGAGAAATAGCTGGCTATAAAACAGGAATTGTATTACTTGATAAACTTTGCGGTGGCCTTACAAATTCAGAATTGACAGTTGTGGGTGCAAGACCAGGACAAGGCAAGACAGCACTTGTTGTAAGCCTGATTCGAAATCTGGCAAAGCAGGGAATAGGATGTGGTCTTTTTAGCTTAGAAATGTCAAAGCACGAAGTGGTGCAAAGGTTAGCGAGTCAGGAGTCGGATATTTATGCCTACAAAATCAAACAAGGCGAACTATCGCCTTACGATAAATCTAATTTGATGGATTCGGTGCATAGGATGAAAAGCTGGAATCTTAAAATCAGTGATGATGGCTACCTAAACATGATGAAAATCAGAACCAAGGCCACAATGTGGAAAAATAAATATGGAATCAAGGTTATATTCGTTGATTACATTGGCCTAATCAATAGCAATAACCCAAAGGAAACGAATAGGGTTAATGTAGTAGGTGAAATCAGCAGAGGATTAAAGCTACTTGCCAGAGAGCTGGATATACCTGTGGTTGCTTTAAGTCAGTTATCTCGAAGAGTAGATGATAGAAGTGATAAGATGCCAATTATGTCAGACCTTCGTGAGTCTGGGTCGGTGGAACAGGATGCTGATGTTATCTGGATGATGTATAGGCCAGAAACAAATGATCCTAACGGTACATTTAGAATCGCAGGTAAAGATTTACCAAATAGTGGTTTATGCATACTAGACCAAGTTAAGATGCGTTCAGGATCAACCGGAATGATAGCTTTGCAATTTGATGGGCCATTAATGCGCCTTAGAGACTATGTATAATTCAATCCACATCAGCCAAATACCTGCCCAATGGGAGGGCCGCTGCACCTATTCCAATGATTTATTTTACACTATAAGAGAAACAGAGATGAACAGACAAGACTGCCAGGATTACCTTGGCAGAAAAATTACACAGCTAAAAAATAAGCTGAATCAGCCTGATGCCGCCAAAGGCTACAAGCGTAGATGGTCTAATCAGCTTGAAGTCTATGAGGCAATCCTTAAATACCTATCTTTGCACAAACTTTAACAAGATGCTCAAGAAAGGTTACTCAGCCAAGACAGTTAGCTCCAACATTAAGAGTGAGATGAAGGCTGGCAAGCCTCAGAAGCAGGCAGTAGCTATTGCTCTGTCTGTGGCTAAGAAGGCCAAGAAGGCATCAAAGCCTAAAATGCCTTCAATGATGCCAAAAAAGAAATAAACCGCATGCAAGTAGTTGCAATAAGTTTAATCAAACCAAATCCGAGCAATCCTAGACTTATCAAGGATGATAAGTTTCATAAGCTCGTTCAAAGCCTAAAAGACTTCCCAGAGATGGCAAGTGTCAGGCCAATAGTGGTGAACCAGGATATGATTATCCTTGGAGGCAACATGCGCTTTAAGGCCATGAAGGAAGCCAAGTGGAAAGAGATACCAGTTGAGGTAGTTGATTGGGATGAGGCTAAGCAGAGAGAGTTTATCATCAAAGATAATGTTGGCTTTGGTGAATGGGATTGGGATGATCTTGCAAACAATTGGGATGCTGAAGAACTTGATGCCTGGGGATTAGATGTGCCTGTTGGCTTTACTGAAGAGCCTGAAGCAGAAGAAGATGATTATGTTATGCCTGATGAGATTCAGACAGACATTGTTCTTGGCGACCTATTTGAGATAGGTGAGCATCGTTTGCTTTGTGGAGATTCGACTCAAACCGATACTTTTGAAAAAATAATGCAAGGAGAGTTTGCAGATATGGTAGTCACTGACCCTCCCTACAACGTAGCTTATGAAGGCAAAACTAAAGATGCTTTAACTATTGAGAATGACTCAATGGGTAATGATGATTTTTATCAATTCCTTTATGATTTTTATTCAGCTTTAACAACGGCAGTAAAAAAAGGAGGAGCAATTTATGTTTGGCATGCTCCATCTGAAATTGTAAACTTTGGAAAAGCATTAGTTGATGCTGGATGGTTATTAAAGCAGCAGCTTATTTGGGTAAAGAACTCAATGGTTATGGGTAGACAAGACTACCATTGGAAGCATGAACCATGTCTTTATGGTTGGCTCGAAGGTGGAAGTCATAAATGGTATTCTGATAGAAAGCAAACAACAATAATTGAATTTGATAGACCAAACAGAAATGCCGAGCATCCAACAATGAAACCAATTGGATTATTTGCTTATCAAATTGAGAACTCATCTAAGCAGGGGGATATTGTAATTGATGCTTTTGGAGGCAGTGGAACAACAATGGTTGCTTGCGAGCAATTAAAGCGCAAAGCAAGAGTGATTGAGTTTGACCCAAAGTATTGTCAAGTAATTGTAGATAGGATGCTTAACTTAGACCCTACATTGCAAATAAAAAGGAACTGTCAGCCATATCTGACTGAAGGTACTAATCAGCGACAAAACACCGATGCCGAAGCCAGAGAATGTCATACCGCATAAATGGAACAAAGGCCAATCTGGTAATCCTGCTGGCAGGCCTAAAAAGCTACCTGAGTTAAGGGAGTTGCTTGCCAATGTACTTGGCGATGAGAAGGATGGCAAGACCGCAGCAGAGGCCATTCTAATGGCTTTGAGAGCAAAGGCAACCAAGGGTGATGTCAGAGCTGCCGAGCTGCTCCTGGACAGAGCCTATGGCAAGGCCAAGCTAGACATTGAGCTGGAAGGCTCATTCAATACAGTCATCATGCCACAGCCTGTAACGAGGAAGGCAGCTGAACCAGAAGCCTAATGGCACAGCTTGATCTATCAAGTCCTGACTTATGGCAGGAGAAGTACCTTGATGCAGTAACTGACCCTAAGACCTACAACATTCTCTGGGGTGGAGCTGGAAGTGGCAAGAGCCAGACCATGATTCAGCTATTCCTTGCTGAGATATGCGATAATAAGGCCAATCAATTCCAGACCTTTTTTGTCATCCGGAAAGTTGCGGCCACCATCAGGAACTCAGTCTTTGCTGACTTCCGAAACAAGATTAGCCAATGGGGGCTGGACAGGCTCATTAAGGCTAAGACAGGCTACATGGAGCTTCAGTCAGGCACTAATAAGATTGTGTTCTTGGGCTGTGATGATCCTGAGAAGCTCAAGTCATTGAGCCAGGCTAAGTACATCTGGATTGAGGAGGCAACAGAGCTAACACTTGAGGACTTCACTCAGATAACTCTGCGACTTAGGGGTAAGTCAGAGCATCCAAAGCGTTTCTTCCTGACCTTTAACCCAGTCTCAGATAGCCACTGGATTAAGAAGCGGTTTTTTGATGATGTTCCACCAAAAGAGGCCAACCAGGTACTCCGGTTGCACGGCACTTACAAGGATGCCATTGACTTCCTCGATGATGAGTATGTGACAAGGATGGAGGCACTCAAGTCAGTGAGCCAAACCTATTATGAAGTGTATGCCCTTGGGCAGTGGGGCATCTGGGATAGAGATTCACTCTTTGCCACTAGTTTTGACATCAGCAAGCATGTCTACGATGGATACATCAAAGCCTCTCCAGCTCACAATCTATACCTAGCCTTTGACTTCAATGTCACCAACACTTGCGTGGTAAGTCAGTACATCAAAAACTCTGAGGAAGGCATCTACTATGCCACCATCAATGTCATCAAGGTATATCGAGTTGGAGACCTTGCCAGCCTCTGCCAGACCATCCGGCAGGAGTTCCCCAACATGACCTACATCATTAATGGTGATGCCTCCGGTGCTGCTCGTAATGCATTCACGATGGATAACATCTCAGCCTATGCGCTCATCAAGAACTACCTTCAGGTAAGCGACATGCAGCTTCAGGTGGCTAAGTCTAACCCTAGCCACATAGCTAGCAGGCTGGTGACTATTCTTGTGCTTCAGAAAGCTAAAGTTCAGATAAGTGGCAAGCGATGTGAGGAGCTAGTAACAGACCTGAAGGAGGCCAAGGTAGACAGGCAGGGCAGCCTAGATGCCTGGAAGAATAAGAACCCGGATAAGTCTCATGCTCTGGATGCCTTTCGCTATTTTATTTTCTCTAACTTTGCTGAAATTACAAGCAACTTTAACCTGGAGAAGTATGGCACTATGTTGCAATGATTGTTTTAAGGTCTGTGAGCCACTTAATGGCTGCCCTTTTGCATTTTACATAGCTGTGCCACCGACTTACACCGAGGCTGACATAGTCATTAAGATCACTAAGCTAGGAGTGAATGTCATCGTTGAGCAGTTGCTGACTATTGACCTTGAGGGCTTCATTGAGATTGACCTGACAGCAATGCCTGAAGGATTCATCAATAGCTACGGTGGGCAGTACCACATCAGCTTCTATGAGCCGGGCAACAATAATCC